GTATTTCTTACCATTATAAACAAATGGTTCAATAATAGTAAATCTAGTACTGGAATAAACTGCAGGTATATCATTCTTTTCTAAAGCTTGATACATCCACATATCTAATTTGCTGTCAAATAGTATATCGTTATATACTGATTTGGTAGCATTTTTTATTTTACCAGCACCCATTACTCCGGCTTTCTTCCTTACCATAGCCATTTACCTTTACTATTAAAATGAAACCAACCAGGATCTGTGTCAACTATTTGATCACCAGATTTTAATTTTGTTATGGTATATTTTGCACCAACTTCGGTCAATAACCAACAAAACCTATCAATATCTGTTGCAATGCAATCGAACATGAGAGGTTTTAATTTAAATAATTTATAAAAGCTAAAATCTAATACAAAAAAGGTCGTCATAAACGATACGATCGTTATTAAACCTTCTAATAAAAACGTCAAATCCATATTATATAGTTTTGTTTAACCATTCTTTTACTTTACTTTGCCCCCATTTATCTACTGCATCACTAATGTCTTTAGTACCAAAAGATTTGTGTACTAAGAAGCCGTTTAAGCCTGTTTTAAGGCTCACCTTGCGCATATTAGTAATACCTGGACGGTCTCTATCAAAACACAATAAAATGCGCTTAAATCGCTTCTTAATGTCTTCTAATGCGACGTTAGGTATGAATGTAGACTCAGATGATGGGGATATTGCGGTATAACCCATTTCGTACAATGCCATTACATCTTTCAATGATTTGGTTATTACTAATAGATTACCATTCTTTGGTAACTGTGCCCAGCCTTGTATATCAATCTCTGTTAAATTGTTACGCCATTTAGCATATTTATCACCATAAGGTCGATATATTTTAAATTTATCAAAAACTTTATAGGCATACATTGGATTTTCATCTTTGTATATGCCTTTCACTATTCCATTACACAGATAGTACTGAATGCTATTAACATCGAATTTTTCTAGAGTAGGGATAGATATACCATACTTACCCCAATATTCAATATCAATTTTAGTAAACGGCTGCCTTACAATACCAATAACTGTTTCATTATGTACCGGTACCACTGATGCTTTTAATATAGTATCATTTGTTACTTTTAGGTCTTTTACTATCTGTAATAGTACTTCATTATAATTATGAATACCTTTCAGTTCTTGTACAAATTTAATGACATCACCACATTCACCACTACCGTGGTCTTTGAATAACAGTTTACCTGTTTTCCTACTCAAGAATACACCAAATGATGGGTTTGAGTCTTTACGGAATGGTGAATTATATATACCACCTACTTTGAATTTACCTAAGTAACGAGCATATATATCGTATTCACTTACTCTAGATAATATATAATCTAAAGTAATACTGTCTTTTAATTTTATATGACTGGAATCATACATTAGGCAGAAGTAGTTAATGATTTTGCAATCCTGTCTTTTACATATTTATGTAAAGACGTTTCATTTGTCATATCCTTAAAATACTGATATAGTAGCGGTAAGGATATTATAAATCCTGATTTTTTTGCAAGTTCACCATCTAATCCGATATCTACTCGCAATTCACCAGAGTCCGTATTAAGTTTATCAAGGAACCCATGGCAATGCCCATGTACATTTACAGAACCATAGTTCCTACTTTGCCATGACAACATTGGGTAATGACACATTATTACATGAAAATCTTCATCTAGAAAGTCATACGTATCTTTTCTAAATACTACATCTTTTATATGAGACATGCTTTTAAACATGTTATCAAGTTTAGATGCAGATGAATCATGGTTACCAATAATAAGATGCTTTTGACCATGAAGTCGATCAAGTATCTTTTTAGTATCCTGTTTATTGTGGAAACTAAAATCACCAAGTATGTATACTACATCTTGTTTTGCAATAGTTTCATTCCATAATTCAATTAACATATCATCATGAACAGATATGTGTTCATCTTTAACTGGGATCTTTTTATCTCCGATAATCTTAAATACGCGGTCATGAAATTTCATTATATTCTGATGTCCAAAATGACAATCAGAAATAAACCATGTTTTTTGCATATTAATTCATTTAAAAATAGAGCCAAAAGCAGGATTCGAACCTGCGACCTTCTCTTTACAAAAGAGTTGCTCTACCACTGAGCTATTCTGGCATTAAAATCGATAAAATAATTCGTCTATAATAATTATTATTTTTGTGAAGAGAGTGAGATTCGAACTCACAATTGATGCCACAGGGCCTTCTTCGAATATTCGGACCTTACAGGTTTATTCCTACTAATCCTAGCGTCTTCCTTTTTCCGCCATCTCTTCTTATTTCCAGTACCAATATTTTAAACGAACCTGATTGATTTTATTTAAAATATTTTTACGTCTGGAGTTTAATTCATTGTATTCCTCTGCAAATATATACTGACCACGATTCTTTAAAGTTCTTCGTTTAGGAGTATATTTATTTGCAAGAATACTCAACTCTTTCATTTCATTTAATATGAAAGAAAGATCTTCTTTAAGTTTATTTATTTCTTCCATAGTAATGATTATTTATTGTGGGAAAGACAGGATTCGAACCCGTATGGCGTTATTACGCCGATGGAGTTTAAGTCCATCATGTATACCAAATTTCATCACTTTCCCATTGTCCGGCTTATTTTATCCTAGGTTTCCGGTTACACATGTTTTTCATGACTAGGTTACAATTATATTACAACTCTTTATAAATAAAGTATTACATGTAAGGGATAATTGTTATTTTTTCTTAGAAAGGAAGTGCGTCTGCAGATGGGGTACTTGTAGTAGTGCTATCTGTAGTACCCAATAATGGGTTACTTGTATTATCTTCCTTATCTGCTACAATAATTTTTTCAAAACTATCAATGTTCAAAGCAACAATTGCAGATGCTTCACCGTCTGGTAAATTCATTGGCTCAATAAATGTGTACTTAGCATACGCAGGCAAAGTGGTATAACCACCCTTATTGTATACAATCTTAACACGCAATAAGATATCCTTATTTGCAGAGTTCAATAGATCGCATACCCATTTTGCAAATTCAGCAAAATTACTACCAATAAACATCAATGCTTCTGGTTTATAGAAACATTTCAAAATCTGTAACATACGAGCGAACTGTTTGTCACACTTCTCTTGTACATCTGATTCAGACATTCCATTAAATGCAGTAGGTTCCCACTCTGTCTGAGTTAAACCTGCACCATTCTTTTCGAATTTAATTTCTAGGAACATATTTCCATTTTTACTCTTTTCGGCTCTTGCTCCAACAAGTTTTACATTTTCATGTATACCTGTAGATAATATCTTAATGTCGTTACTTTTAACTTCTTCGGCTCTAACTGTACTATACATAGTTGGTATTTTATTTTTTATTATTCTGGTAGAAAGATTTTATCCCAAAACACATTAACTGTCTTAGGATCTTCAGACTCTGCTATAACAAATTCTTGTTCTTTTAGGTGAGGAGCTCTTGCTCCTAAGATATAATCTTCACCACCTTTAAAGTTAAGCATAGTCTTATTTTTATTACGGTAAATATAACCAATCGCATCTGCTGATGCTAGAGTAATCCTGGCAAGTTTGCCGGATAAGTCTAATGACATTTCACTCATTTCTTTACCATCTTTGTTAATCATTGCATCTTTGCAGTGACCGATGAGAATAAGTGTATCACATAGACCTTTAAACATATTGATAATTTTATCAAATGCTTCTCTAACATACATATAACCAGCCAAATCTCTTTGGGTTGTTTAGACTATTTCTTCATAATGATTATAAAATCTTGTAAACCTCATTTTTTATACAAAACTCATTAATGTTTTTAAAATAATATTTCACATATCCTTCATACAATCCATTAGCCTTTTCGAAAGAACTTATTGAATCATATATCTTATTAGTTTTTGTGTTTATTATCTTTTTACATCGTTTGTTATTCTTTGCTTTTTCTTTGATTTTTTCTAAATGTTTTCCTTTTGGTCTTTATTGAACATATGTATAATCTTTAGTGGGATCATACAGCGTTTTGTATATAAATACATATCCTTTTCTTTTAGAAAAACGATTTATATTTAAATTGCAACATTTGGAAATATTTGAACTTTGGTCATCTATTGCAGATGCTGCATCACTTACGCTACCATATTCGTTTATTATATTTCCATATAGATCTAATTGTAGAATTGATTTAGATCTTGTTCTTTTAAAATTATCTATAGCAGTTTTTGACTGTTTAAATGTTTTATAAGTTTTTGAATCTTCTATCATATTATATCCGTGAATTACGGAATTATATTCTCTAATATAATCTATTTCTAATTTAGATAAATCACTATGTTCAACATTTAAATCAAAAATTATTATTTTTAAATTTTTATATTTATTGAACGCTCTTTGTAATTTGCTAGAATGATGTGAGTTTGTTTTTAAATAATAAAAATGCCTTCGCATTCTATCATTCAAGTTAATAGTAGAACCAATATAGAATTTCTTTTTGTCAAAAGTTAATCCGTATACACATTCTATACTAGGTAGGTTTTTATAATTTTCTATTTTCATTATGCCTTACGTTTCGGTTACACTTAAATGTGTACCCTACTCTACTCGTTTATTCGGTTTCCCTATACTTTCGATAGTCGTTGAACACATTTCTAATATAAACGTAACCTAATTAAATTAGTTACTTTTATTGTAGAAACTTCGTTGCAGATTAAATAACAATAATAGCTTTTTACTATCGCATACACATTACTGTATGTTTATACACTATATTTCTATGTGTAGAGAGTACTATTATTTATTTCATCCTTCCTGCAGTTAGTAAGGTTTTAAAACGGCGCTGGCCTCTCACCGTTTGGAAGTTTTAAGATATCATCTTTGTATGACTTACCCATAGGGGTTTGTTGATAAAGACGTAAAGCTAATGGTTTAGATATTTCTTCTAACACTGTAGCGCTATCTATGGTTATGTACTTATATGGCTTACTAGAGTTTTCTTTAATTTTAGCTGTAATTGCGTTTGCAATTTCACCAAGATCTTCAACAGATCTTGCTTGTACAGACAGTGCGTTCATATACTGCGAACCACCTTCTAAGTCTATTATCAAATTATTCTCTAATGCAACAGCAATTGTAGTCTTGCCGCTTTTTGGTTTACCGTAAATTATTAAAAATCTAGGATTCTCGACCTTAGCCTGAATCTTTTCTATAGGTAATGTTAACATCTCTGTTATATTTACATACTTCTTTCTACTTGATAAAATCTGAAATATTCTGAAATGATTGAGAAAATTGTATAGTATATTATTATGCAAACTTGTAGTTATTGATCTTAACAATTACTTCCGTAATGCTGTCGATCGTTGCTCCAGGAAGAGCGGAAAGGTAAGCACGAGTGTTCTTACGAGGAATGATATTCAGTCCAATCTGAACGTAGTTATCAAATACTTTTACCGGCTGGCCAAAATACTTGAAATCATAATCGGGTTCACTAAAGAATGGACATTTTGCACGTGCATATGATTCCAATTTGCTAATTGCAGAATTAAAATCAGTATAAAGATCATAAACAGGGATATAACGTTTTGTTGACTCAGATAAATCGGATGATTTAGCCCAATCTACGTCAAATGTTGCTGAAGAATCAAATACGATATAGTCATCAGCACTAGCGTACTGAATACCACGCTCTACACGAGGAGTATCAATACCGGCATAACGTAACCATGGTTTCGCACTTAACATTTTATTTACTAGAAAACTCTTCAAAGCACCCTTAGGATCAATATTTGCACTTGGCAATTTAATATAAAACTTATTCATATATTCAGCTTATTTTTTAGTTAGTAATTTTACTAACTCTATTCTTTTGGTTCAATCAGGTTATTGTACTTAAGGTCGTTTATAAATCTCAAGATTTTTAGGTCACCTTCTCTATTCTTTAGAAAATGAAGATACACCATGTCTGCTACCAACTGTCTTTGAGGGCCATAAGCTGTTATTCCTAATAACTCTGGCCGATGTAATACAATAACGTAGTCTGAACTTTGAAAAATAAAGTCAGACGTTGACAAATCGCTACGCATTGGGTAATGACTTGTCGGATTAATAATCCTTTCGGGTTGTTCGATGTTACGATTCATCTGTGAAATTTGAATTATGCTGATGTTCGGTTTTTTCTTAATCTGCATAAATAACTTCTGTAAATCAATAATGGTAGTCCTTTCGTCTCTGCCATTACTAGATACAAGCAAGGTATGGTCTAATATAATTATCAGCCATTTACCCTTCGCTATAACATCATAGAAATAATCAATAGTTTCTGCTATATGTTCAACAGTAGAAGGGGTATCCACATAATATATGGGGTACTTTTTTATATTCTCTGCCTCATTCTTCACTTTTTCAAACGCTTTGTCATCAATACTGGATACCGCACTATATAGCGTAGACGTGGTTTCCTTTAATTTATAACTTAGC